ACACGCATCACAGCCAATAAACGAAGTCAGGTGGAACTTAATATTGATGTACTTCGTGGACAGCTATTTACAGTAGATCGAGAGATTAGGTCTTATAAGGATAAAGGTCGAGTTGTACCTGATAGTCTGTATCGTGAACGGAGTAGGTTGTTCACGAAAATCAACAAACTGGAGCGATCAACAACATCAGCGTATCCTCGACCTTAAAAGGCAACAAAAAAGACCTGTTGATTTCTCTTCTAGTACCCTATATTATAAAAGTGACCATACGGTCACGAGGAGCAAACGATGCCGAATCGCTTAGTACGTTTCACAGTCAATGCTACGGCAGACACAAGTGCGATCAGGACTGAACAGTTCAATGATCGTGATCACCTCGTAGTCCCTGTGGTAGCACTCGTCGAAGGAGTTATCCAAGCATCAAACGCACCTGCACCAGAGCTTGCGTTAGCTGAAGAGTTTGCAAGGTTCCCTTCAGGCTGGGATGGGCGACCTACAGTAATGAATCACCCAAAAGTTAACGGGTCAGCGGCTTCTGCTAACTCACCTGCGATTCTTGAGGCGCAGTCTTTCGGGCAGCTGTTCAATACCAAACTTGATGAAGGCAAACTCAAGACTGAAGCATGGATCGATCTTGAAAAAGTAACCAACTTGGATGATGATGATATCAATGATACCATTAAGCGTCTCCAAGCAGGTAAATTCGTCGAAGTCTCTACAGGCTTGTTTGCTAACGTAGAAGAGGTCGAGGGATCCTTTGATGGTGATCATTTCAGCGGTGTTTGGAGGGATGTCATACCTGATCATCTCGCGTTCTTAACAGAAGGAGTTAAGGGTGCTTGTTCCGTTGAAGATGGTTGTGGTGCACCGCGACTCAATCAAGCAGTACAGGATATTCCTGAATGTGGTGCGCAAATCCGTACTAACTCGAAGGTTATTGCGTGTTCACGTGACGGCTGTCCTTGTGATGGTAAGTGTCTTACCGAAGTTGAGACTGCTGCAGCCTCGACTACAGAACTTGAAGTACGTCAACCACTCGCTGCACGCCTTGCTGAAGCAGGGATCTTCCGTGATGCAGCAGAGAATATATCGGATATTGATATCAGGCGCGCGTTGCTCGCAGCACTTGATAAAGAACAATTCGGTTATTACGAGATGGTGGCAGTCTTTGACTCCTCATTCGTATATGCCGAAGGATTCTCGACCACTCTTACAGAGAGGTCATATGAAATCGCCGATGGAGGTGCTATCTCTTTAGGTGGTGAGAAGGTTGCAGTACGACCTGTAACCGAATTTGTGCCAGTTGCACTAGTAACAAACGAAAAGGAGAGCCAAATGCAGACTGCCGAGCAGAAGGTGGACGCTCTCATTGCCAATAAAGGCACTAAGTGGACGGAAGACGACAAGAAGTTCCTTCTCGGGCTGGAAGAAGATCAGCTTGATAAAGTGGTTCCTGTCGAAGAGCCTCCGTCTAAAGGTGCTGATGTTGGTGAGCCTGTCGTAGAGCCGGAAGGAACGCCTGCAAAGCAGGCTGCCGATGGCACTTCGAATGCGTCCAGCAACACTCCCGACCCGGATCAAGTGAACCCGGTCGAGAACCAGTCACCCGAAGATTACATCCACGGCGCACCGTCCGAGATGCAGGAAGTCCTTAATGAGGGTCTCCGCATGCAACGGGCCCGTAAGTCCGAGCTTATTAAAGCGCTTACCGGTAACGATCGGTGTGCGTTTACTGAAATTGAGCTCGCGGCTAAAACGATCCCTGAGTTGGAGAAGCTCGCACAGCTGGCAAACTTGCCGGATTATAGCGGTGCGGCTCCACTCGTCAATGCCGCGGAAGATGATACGCGGGCACCTGAGCCCCCGCAAGTCTTTCCGTTCAAGCAGGCAGGGTAAGGAGGCCCCGAAATGTCGAACACAATTATCCTCAAAGGTAAGGGTATCCGTAAGGAACGTCCTGCCGCAGCCGCCGGTATCCGCCCTGGTGATTTGCTTGAAATCGATTCCACTGGTGATTACGCCGTACATTCAGGGTCCGCTCTGACTGTTGGTGCAAAAACTTTTGCTATCGAGAACGAGCTTGCCGGTAAGGAGATCACCGACAACTATCTCGTTGATGAGCAGGTTCTCGTTGAAGCGTGCGTACCGGGTCAAGAGGTTTACGCTTGGCTTAAAGATGGCGAAGTTGCTGTTATCGGTTCACGCCTCGACAGTCAAGGAGATGGCAATCTCAAGTTGGTTGACGTATCAGCTGCAACGGCGGATACCGCACGTAACTCGGTCGTCGCAATCGCCTTGGAGGCTGTATCTCCTGTAGGCGCTGATGGCCGCATCAAAGTGGAGGTCGTCTGATGCCGAAACAAGTAGCACAACTTGAAACAGTGACTCAGAGAAACGGAGCTTTCCAGGCGAATGGCAGTACTGCTTCCCGTCTTTTGGCTGGCGGTTTTCGTTCGTCTGAGATGCGAACCCTTGATGTCCTTCGTAAGGACGAGTGGATCCAGTTCGATACAGCAGTTGTCGACGTCTCTCGTGAACGTCTCGGCGCCGTTGACCAACTGGTCAGTCGAGGTCTTACTTACGGTGTAGGTAATGCCCTTGGCACGACACGAGTCGAATGGGAACGTGTCAGTGACATGACGCCGGCCGAAATTAATATGGCTGGAGTGACCGAAGGTGAACGCGATCGTGTCGTGTTTGCGCTTGATAACGTCCCACTGCCGATCATCCACAAAGACTTCAATATCAATATCCGTGCATTGGAAGCTTCCCGGCGCCTTGGTGAAACGCTTGACACCACGCAGGCACGAGTTGCTACTCGATTGGTTGCCGAATCGATTGAGGATATTCTCTTCAATGGTGCCAGTCTCACTGCAATCGGTGGCACGATCTACGGATACACCACAGCACCCAACCGCAACACTGGTTCACTGACTGGTGCTAATGGTTGGATCACCGGTACTGACGGCATAGATGCCGTTAACGATGTCATTGCCATGCAGGATGCACTCCGCTCGGACAACCATTATGGCCCGTACGGTCTGTATGTTCCTGTTCAATGGTTGGGCAACCTCTCCGGTGACTTCAAAGCCAACTCCGACAAAACCACGATCGCTCGAATCATGGAACTGCCAGATATGGCTTTCGTTGCACACTCAAATCGTTTAACTGGTACACTTGCTGGTGCTACTGGCGACGAAGTTATCTTGGTCTCCTTGACCAGTGATGTCGTTGATATGATTATGGGTCTGCAGCCGACGGTTATGCAGTGGGAAACTATGGGCGGGTTCATTGTGAACTTTAAGGTCATGGCGATCATGGTTCCGCGGATGAAGTCAGATTCCAATCTGCAGTCTGGTATCGCTCACTACACCGTACCATAGGGAGGTGATTTATGAGTAAGTACATACTCACGCACGGTAAGTTCATGGTTCGTGGCAAAACGCCGAATGATCGGCATATTGCAAGGGCGGGCGATGAAGTCGAGCTCTCGGATGGTCAAGCTAAGGCGTATGCTGACATGATTAAGCCGGTTGATCAACCACAGACAGGGTTTGAGAAAGCTGCGGCGCCTACCCCCGAAGAGACCCCGGAGGAAACTCCGGAAGAGACTCAGTCCGAGGGCTAAGCAGTGACTCGGGTCACAGTTGCAGAAGTACAGGCGGTCTACGATACTGACAAAGATCTAATGTCGGTTATCGTGACCGCCTCTCTTCTGGTTGATGAGGAACTTGTATCCTCTAATCATTCAGCTGCAAGACTTAAGCAAATTGAACTCTATTTAGCTGCCCATTTCGCAGCTGTAGCTGATGAACGTGGAGCACTTGTTCGTTCTACAGTAGGTGAATCTGCTGAGTTCTATGCAAAGGATGTAGGTCAAGGGCTTAAGGCTACTATCTATGGACAGCAAGCTATTACGCTAGATACTAGTGGAGTACTTGCAACCATAGCTGCCAAAGGTGGTGCATCTGCTAAGTTCTCATTGATAGGTAAAGGTGGAAGTACTCGTACAACGGTAGTCAGTTAATGTCTGTTGTATCACGCAATCTAAAGCAAACAGTCACCTACTGGGCAGTTCTTGATGATGGTTATGGTGGTGTAACGGTATCCGCCCCAGTAACAATTAAAGCAAGATGGGAGGATAAACAGATCCTCTTTCAATCGCCTACTGGAGAGGAGTTAACTAGTGAAGCAGTAGTATATCTATTCTCAGATGTTGGTATCAATGGACTTCTGTTTCTAGGTACTTCTGTTGATCTCGATCCTATAGGTAATGGGGTCGATGTACGACCCGTAAGACAGTTTCAGAAGATCCCTTCAGTTAATGCTCGCATATTCGAGCGTATCGCTTTTCTTTAATGACTAATGCAGTAATCAGGGCCCGAATAGGACGCTTGCGTGTCACTCGAGCAGTGACAAACCCAAGTGCTGCCGCCGGTATCCGATCTATGCGCGAACAAATGAAGGATCTCCAGGAGATCATGGGTCGACTAGTCAAAGAAGTTAAAGGTGTTTCCAAGGAAGCTCTGCTTGTTGGTATGCGTCCCGTTTTCGCTCGATCACAAGAACTAGTACCTGTCGCTTCAGGTAAACTCAAGAAATCAGGTTTCCTTGTGGCTAAGGACACTAGTAGAGGACCTATCATTGAAGTCGGTTATGGTAAAGAAGGTCGTCCCTTCTATGCAGCCATAGTTCATGAAAACGTTGAGGCAAACCATAAGTCACCGACACAAGCTAAGTATCTACAAGCAGCTATTGAGCAGCAAGGTCCTACTGTTGGTCGAAGAGTTACGAATTACATCTCGAAAGAGATATTTGACTAATGGCTATGGCAGACCCAGCAGAGGGGCTTAAAGACCTTCTTGTTACTGCGGGTATAGGTACGTTTAATGCTACTACAGGATGGTCTATCAGAGTTGCGAAAGAGAGAAACAAACCTGATACACATATTACCTGTTATAGCTCTGGAGGTTTAGCAGCTAACCCTAAATGGTTACTAGACTTTCCTTCAGTAATGATCCGAGTACGAGGTGCTGCTAATGGTTATCAAAGTGCCAGAGTTAAAGCACAAGCTGTTAAGGATGCACTCCTCGGTATCACTTCACAGACATTGAACGGTGACAAATGGGTTGCGATCAATGCGATTGGTGATATTAACAACTTAGGTTTTGATGATAATGACCGTCCAATCTTTTCGCTCAACTTCACGTTGATCATTGAGCCGGTTTCAGGAGATAACCGAGATCCGCTCTAATCAGAGGAGTTAAACAACTATGGCAAAAACTATCCAGGTCTCGGACGACAATGGCACAAACTGGTATACACTACCAGGTGGTTCAGGTGCTATGAACCGCGATGGCACTGAAATCCCAGATACCATCTTTGGTCAATCGTTTTCCTCTAACGAGTCTGGGCTCATTGGTATAGGTATGACTGCAAACGCCTTTTATAAAGGCTTTGCTGGTTATCTCGCCGAACTCAAAAAGCCTGGAACACCAGTAACTACAGCGACCGCGGCGACTGCCTTATTGTCTGGCAAGACATATCAAATTACTACAGCAGCCAACCGTGTTATCGATCGATCAGCTGCCGTAGTTGTATTTGACAATGCGGTTGATAAGACTAGCGAAGTCCTAAACATCGATTATCTGTTCGGCAAGATCACATTCAAGTCGACATATACTGTTACTGGTCCAGTAACAGTCACGTACGATCGTATCCCGATGGTTACCCTCGGCAAGGCTAACGCCTTCACACTTACACAAACTGCTGAGTTGATCGAAACGTCTGACTTTGCAACGGTCCAAGCAAATAGTGGCTTCCGTACATTTGATCCGGGTCTTCGTACAGTAGGACTTGATCTTACGGGCATACATGACACCACAGGGGCGCTTCAAGCCTTATTGGAGAATCGCACTGAGATCATCATCGACATCAACCCTGATGGAAATGATCTGTCTGTTGCCCGAGGATTCTTCAAAGCGATTACTCATGGGTTGTCGGGTGACGTTGGAGCCCTTGAAGAGGAGACTATTTCCTTCGCTTTGCAGGTACCTGTTGAGAGTATCAATCCTACAATCGCACTCCCGTTCGATTGGCAACATGCAGCCTCAACGACACTACAACAATCAATTCAGGTTGCTCTTCAGGCTTGGCTTTCGGAATCTAAGATTGATGCTCGATACCTCTATGACGGAACCAATGGGTGGTCATTCGCTAGTGCAGTAATTGGTGAAGTTACACTCACAGGGGGATTGGAAGCGATGAATACATTTGATGTCACTATCCAAGCTGACGGAGTTGCTGCTGCAGTTCCTTAAGATATAGGGCAGTAACATAAACACGATCTAGTACAGACTAGATTAGCAACAGGAGAAAACTATGAACACAAAGAAAGAGAATGGAGAAGCTCCCGATTATAATAGCCTTAAAAAACAGATGTTTGCTAAGGTAGGGGAGCCGGAGCATGAACCAGTATCGTTGAATGGTGTCAAGTTCGATCTCCGCCAGCCAGCCTTGCGGGATATTATGAAGTTCCAACAGGTCGCAGAGGCTAATCGCGACGAAGCCACCGGGCGTATTCTTGCGCAATACTCCTACTGGCCTGGCTCTGATGAGCTAGTGTTCACGAGTGAGGAAGATATCCAAAACCTCCTGAGTATGCCTTTCAACGATGAGATGATCAAGATCTCAGAAGCACTTAATAAAATGGCAGGTGTAACTGGGGAGGCTAGCGGTGCGGAGGAAAATTTCGAGAAAACCCCCGGCTCCAAAACCTCTTCGTAGTTGCCCTAGAGATCGGGTGCTTCGTTGCTGACATTCTCGACAAAATGTCCCCTGAAGAATACTTCCATTGGGAAGAATACTTCAGGATGCGCAATCGTGCAAGCGACGAACGCGTCCGTGTTTCTGCCGGGGGATCATCCGATCCACAAGATACTAAGTCGTTACCTCCAAGAGGTCCGAGAGGTGGTCGTCGGGCTAAGTTCATCGCTAGGAAGTACCCAGGTGGACCGCCAATCAGGATGTCTGGAGCACGTAAGAAATAGCCTAAAATCCCAATCATCAGAGGGTCCCGCTAAGGGCGCGATGCAGTTCGATGAGACACCAAGAGTCAAAAAGAAACTAACAAGTAGGAGATTAACGTGCTAAACCTGGGCGGTGTCTTTTTCTCTGTACAAGCTGATGCACGCTATCTGGTGTTATGAAGAAGTTTGGGCAAGATGCTGAACAGCAACAAGGTAAACTTGGCAAGTTCACTAAAACAATGCGTGATCTTGAGTCCGCATCAGTGCTAGCTGTTGGTCCGTTATCAGGTATTGGTGCACGGATCCGTGCGCTGGGGTCGATCGCGGGACGATCAACACTAAAAATTGTTGCATTCCTTGCAGGTATTACTGCCATGAGTGTTGCATTATTTAAATTATCTCGGCTGGCTATTGACTCTAGAAAGGAATTTGAGAAAATAAATTCAGCACTGGTTATTGCTACAGGAAATAGTGACTCGGCGGCCTTAGAGTTCAAGTTTATTGCTGAGACCTCACAGAGAATGGGTTTGGATTTAAAAGCCGCTGGTGCTGAATATGCTAAGATGGCAGTTGCTACTTCACGCGCAGGTATCTCTGCGGAAGATACAAGGATAATCTTCGAGGGTCTCTCTGCTGCAAGTTCATCACTTAAATTAGAAGCTGAAGCTACTTCTGGCGCGTTCCGTGCATTTAACCAAATTGCATCAAAAGGTAAAGTACAAGCCGAAGAGCTTGTTGGACAGCTGGCTGAGCGACTTCCTGGTGCACTTCAACTTGCCGCTGAAGGTTTGGGTGTTACTACAGTTAAGTTATTGGATATGGTTCGCAAAGGACAGGTTCTTGCAAAAGATTTCTTGCCTGCATTAGGTCGTGAACTTAAACGT